GGTTTTGCGTGTGGTGCAACGGCGTAGTAAGCAATTAACCGCGCCTGTGCCCAATTTGAATTTGCCCTTTCGGCTTCAGCGTCCCTAAATCCGGTATAGCACTGATAGAAAAAAGACGGTGTACAGTTCCAAAATTCATCCGGTTTCCATCCCATTTCGCCGCAACACTTGACTAGCATAGGCCAATCAAAATCCGTTATTTCGGTTTCTTTTTTTTTGCCTCGCCGTCCTGTGTCGCTGTATCTGTTTCCTGCGCCGGGGCCATAGATTCGATGGCATCCATCAGATAGCGCGTAACAACAGATATTTGCTTCGGGGCAACATCAAACCACATTGCCACCTCGTCAATATCGAAAGCGGGCACAGGCTTTTTTTCGTATGCTGCCGCATTTTGGAGCGCGTAAAATGTGACGTCGGCAATGATTGTAAAATCGCTTGCCATTAATGCGTCAACAATCATTTTCAGGGTTAGCCCCTTTTCTTTGGCCTTGCGAAACGCACCCATACCAAACAGGATAGAGCGCGTTTCGCCGCCCAATTCAATAGAATGTACCATGCTTCAAATGGTGTTAATCTGTTAGGTAAATGTGCCTTTGGTCAGCGCGCCCGTTCCCTGGAACGAGTATTTGACTTGCACGTTTTCATTGGTGCCGGAACTGGATACGCTCCATTCAGTAATGAGCGCAGTACCGGACAGTTTTATGTCGCCTGATACGCCGGTTCCGATCACAACGGCAACTTTTGTTTGCGCCAGGGCGAGAGTAGCAAGTGCGCCGTAAGAGTTTGAGCCGTCCTCAGATGCGAGTGCATCGCCCGACATACTCCACCCCGTTTGCGCGTATTCCATCTCTTTCCATTGGCCCGAATCCTTGCAAGTTGCATCGCGGGTGTCATTGGTCACAGATACGTCTGCGTTAGTCTGGCAGGTGATCGCCGCCGGGGTTCCTGCGAACGCCGCCGACTGGATTTTGAAATATCGGGTGTTTAGAATCCCAGTAGAAGCCATTTTTCAGTCGTGTTTATTCGGTTGTAGAATCCTTTTTCTTTGCTGCGGGCTTTTCAACAGGCAGGCATCCGGTATCGTATTCTGATACGTCTATCCGGCTTGGAATGTCGCTGCTTACGATCTTATGCCCTGTGGCTTCCAGCGCCGCCGCCGTGCCGTCCTCTACTTCGATAACCGCACCAGCGGGCCAGTTTTCAAGCGGTTTTGTTAGTTGTACCTTCTTCACGGTATGTTATTATTTTGCTGTGCAATTAATTTTTGCCATTCGTGTATCATTACGCGGTATGTTCCCGGTGTGGCTGATTCGGCGGCCCGCGTAAAAAATCGCGTCCCTGCGTAGTTTTGTGTGCCACCGTCAACCATATGCAGATAATATCCATCAGTGCGAGCGCCGGAAAAATTACCGTATGAACTTTGTCCTTTGGCCAGTTTAGCGCCAACCCATGCTTTCGTTTTTGATCGGGTAAATTTTAGCGCCTTAATAGACCGTGCAAGGTTTCCGGGATCGTATGTTGCAACAACTCTACCAAAGCCCTTTGGTGCTCTAAGTCGACGTACAAGTTTCCCGGTACTGTACCGTTTATGCGCTCTTGTGCTTCGTGGTGCGGACGGCCTGATTTGTGCCGCCATATATTGTGCGCCCTTTACCGCAATGCGTTGCTGATTATCTTTTACGACTGTTCCAACACGGCGCAAGGCGGCAATACAGCGGGCTAATTCGGCTTCTTCAATTGTCATTTTACGTTTGATTGACGTGGATTTGATATTGTACCCGCTTTACGCCTACACTCTAACAGGCTAATATTTTCACCTGCGACCATAATGCGCACATTGTTATCATTTCCAAAAATCATTTCAATCGTTTCAACTATGCGCTTAAACGATTCTGAATCTTTAAAAGAAATACGTTTTTCGGTCGTGTCCACTGTGTAAATCATGTGCGTTTTACTTTGAAAATGAACCCGGATGTCCGCAAAAACAACTGCATCTCCTCGTTAAACTCATCAGCGCCGCCCTGATATTCAGCGACCACTACCTCAATGCCGTTTTCAGTGCCTTCGGTGAAATCTAAGGCATCTTGGAGCGCGTTATCAATCGGGTCTAACTCATCATAAGTAGCCGCCCAAATATTGAAAACAACATCACACCGATACTGCGTAAGCCGCTGCGTTTTGTTCTGATCGCCAGGCGTAATTTTCTGATTCCATACGATTTCCGCCTGAAAATCCTGCGTTTCCTTTTGGTAGGATGTAACCGGATAAATGCGCGATGGAACAAGCGCGGCTAAATCCGTACTTGCATCACATTTTGCCTTTATCCATTTGCCTATGAAACTCATATTCTTTCCGCTGTGATTATTTCCATAAATCGCCGGTCAGGGCGCGTTATGTTCAAAATGTCGTAATAGACGTCACCGTGTAGAATCCTGTCCTTTGCGTTAACCCCATCGAGCGCTCGAATTGTAAATTTCACTTGCGTAATGCTCACAATTTGGTCAGCCTCCAAACTTTGGGACATTCCCCGGTTCAGGTACTCTTTGCTACTCCAAACCGTCGCCCGCGTTGACCATGTAATACTCTCCGCGCCGGTATCAGTCTGCGTAACCGTTGCCTGTTCGATTGTAATACGCTTATCCATTTGTCCAGCCTTTGCAGTCACGGCCAAAGCCTTATATCTGCTCATATCTTGCGCGGGCTTAACTGTTTCATCAAAATAGCCGCGCTGCGCTGCCGTACGTTGTTCGATTCGTTTTGCTCCATGTCCTCCCGGTTGTCGTACCCATCAGCAACAAGCAAGGAAATTGCCTGTTTCGCACGTTTGGGCATGTTCGTGGATGTATAACCGGCTGTGTACGTTACCCTGATTGCATTTGCATAACTACCAACCGTTGGCGCTGTGCCGTCTGGTAAAAGCGAAATGCGCGCGGGCATACTTATCAAATCAGTATCGTAATTCGTATCAGCCCACGTTTGATAGGTGCCGTCTACATCATCCCGGTATTCGATCAATGAAATGGCCGTAACAGGAGAAATGCCTAATTCCAATGGCAATTTCAGGCAGTCGAAATACTCTTCGAGTGTACGCGAACCCAGGGCCAACTCAGTTAGGTTTTCTACCTGTTCCGTGGCGCTATCAATCAGCATTTCAATAAGCGCGTCTGTGTCGACGGTATCAACCGCAACCCAAGTTTTTGCTTCTGCTAATGTGATAGGCCGTTGAGTTGGCCCTGTGGTTACTACGTACATTTCCTATGTAGTTTCAGGCTGTTTTTTTGATGCCGTTTCGCGTGTTTCCGCTGGGTGTTTTTGCTTGCGGATAACGTTCAGTTTTTCAAGACGGTCGGCGTCGTCTGGCTTTACAAAACCAAATTCGCCCGCGCTGTATCCGTACCCGTACGCTACGCCTGATTGTGTGAAAAGTACCTCTATCATTTTTTACAGGTTTATTGATTAGGAAAGGGTGATTTCGTCGCACTTGCAGAATGAAACTGCGTGTCGGATTCCGAGGTCATACCATGCGTGAATGGTGAACTCTACCAAAGCCTCTTTCGACTTGGTGTATGGGTTTACCATAATATCAATACCGCCCCACTGTCCGATCATCAGTTCGGCCCAATTGCCGAAAATCATACCGTAGCAGGAAGAAGAAGATCCTTTCGTCAGGCCGGAAGGCGACAGCGTAGACGTGCGGGCATTGTATCCATTTACGCTTGCTGCGCCCTTGTTTGGCCCTTCCCAGATGAATCCGTTACCCGCAACATCGCGTTTTAGGTTTTTCATCAGGTTAGCGACTGCCGGGTGCGTCAGGTATCCGAGGTTACTCAACAGCGCATCGTCAATAGCGCACTCGCTTTCAAACTGCGTAGTAAGCGCCCACGTAAGCGGGCCTCCGTTTGTGCCGATAGTGATGTCATTTGTGCCGGACGCGGTATAAAGGCCGGTTGGTTGGCCACTGGAGCCGGTGCCGGTTAACGCTGCCGTTTCGAGTAGAATATCAACCGCCCGGTTCAATTGCATCCGGGTGAAGTTCTCTGCCTGGATTGTGGTTTGCAGCATCATTTGGCGGGACACGTCAGTTGTTGCTGTTACGCGCTTTGGCGACATGCTCAGCGCGTCAAATGTTGGCGTAGTTTCGGTTGAAGTAACATTTTCAGACGATGCCCAAACAGCGGTAGCCTTTGCGTCGTTGCGCGGGAATGACAGGTTCCCGGTGAGGCCAGTCATATAGGTAGCGCCCAGATCTTTCACCGCCAAATTTGGGTAAAGAAATGGAATCAGCGTTTGTACATCCGTTTGGATAGTGTAGCCGCCGGTGGTGGTTGTGCCTGCTGTCAAATCGCGCTTTTCAATGCCCGAAGGTTGCTGGTACATCAGGAATTGCGGGATCTGCAAATTGCCTTCCATTTGGAAGCCGGTCGCCCGCATTTCTTTTGTAGCCTCCTGCATCATTTCTGCCTCCAATCCGGTAAGCGGTTTGCCATACGCAACATCGTGCGCGGCTTTATGCAGACGGAAGTCTTTTCGCTTTTGCTCCTCCGTATCGGGCTTGATTTGTGGGATATAGTTTGGCGCTACGTTTTGTGTAGGATCACTTACCCATCCGCCCGCGCGGGTTTCGATTGCTAACAGATCCTCGATTCTGCGAACTTCGGATTCTGCGC